TACATACAATCTAGCATCACCAGTAACTGTAATATTACATTTACCAGAAATCAAAACATTCTTATCCTGGACACATATCTCATAATCGTCACCGATGATCTTTGTTACTCTATCACCTGTATCTTGTATCTCGCAAAAAGTTCCAGTTCTATGATAGATATGAATTCTTTCATTTTCCGATGTATCATCAATTTCAATTGCATGACCAGATTCGGTTTGTGTAACATGGTTCTTAGGATATACTGGATCTTTCCCATTTCTAGGGAGAGGTTCGCTCCACGTTTTTAATTCATAATCTTCTTCTCCAACATCTGAAGATACAGAAGAAACTTTTTGTAATCTTGCAGTCGGAACATCTTTAACTACATTTGCTTCTTTATCTTTTGTTATACTATCCTGAATGAATCTAGCATATGCTAAATTTGGTGTGTCTGGAAATCCAGGAAATTTTGGATAAACTTTATCTGGATCTGAATATCCACCTTGGTCTGATCCATCTGGAATCCCATGTAACGACCCCATAACTATGGGTTGCTGTGCATTTTCTCCATCTAGAAAAAAACCCATTACATACGAACCATTCAGTAATCCAGTTCCCGATCGTCCAACACTACTCGTAGACGCTGATGTGACGGGCATTAGAACTTGAGCCCATGGTAAATTTTCAATAGGCAGTTCATTCATATTGTCAGAATGCCATCCAATGCATCTTATTTTGACTCTACCACAACTTAGAGGATCATTTATATCCTGAACGATTCCTAAAAACCAAGTAAATCCTTCTGATCCAATCCAATTTTCTTTTGCTGTCATTATATTTCATCTCCAATGGGTTGAGACAGCTGTGTGTCTTTAACGCATTCTATCAAAGTCGTATATTTATGTGTCACATTGACTCTATGAACTACAGCGGTTATTAAATATTTTCCACTAGTCGAATCGTTCGTTCTTCTTTTTCCTTTTTCTGTCACGCTTGCTTCTGGAAAAGTTAAATTTACTGTATCTCCTGCATGTAGTCTGGGATTTCCATGAATCATTACATTTATTTTTTGCGCTAATAATTGTTCAGTAGCTGCAGTTTCTATAGCTTCAAAATCCTGCATTCGTCTAAAAGACTGTTCCATCTCTGGTTGAAATCCTTTAACATAACTTAGCTGCGATACTTTTGAATTAGTTGTAACAAAGGATTCTTTCGTTGGTGATGATGTGAATTTTTTAATACTTTCTTTTGTTAGTGTCTGATTATCAGCTTTTTCATTATTAACCGATTTGAAGTCCTTAGAATAATCATAAATTTTCGAAAAGAAAGATTTTGCTAACACATCTAGAGTTTTTGTTATTCCAGAATACGTACCTTTTTGAGCCGATTTCAACAAATTAAAATCGTCTACATTTTCCACAGCTATTATTTTTTGATAGTCTTTGACACTACTCAAATCACTCTTTCTTTGCATACCATTAATTTCTTCTATATAGATATATGTTTCAATTGGTTTTTTTTCGAAAAGCTGTTGTAGCGTAACAAAGTGATATCCTTTATCTGTTTCGAAAAATACGAAATTTGAAGAAATATTCTTAGCCGATTTTGCTTCAGAACACATAATATTCATTGCACGAAATGGATTCACAGATGGAAATGTGTGATTAAAAATTCCCTCGGTTTCCTCAACAGTAACAAGCTCTTTATTTGAAACTTTAGATATATTATTTTTGAATATATTTTTAACCGTTTCATGAATAGTAAAATTTTTTGTTCCCTCTCTAATCAATCTATCAGATGCTTCGTTAGTTAGAAGTTCTTCTGTAGTCGAAAATATTGAATATGCTAAGGTTTTTTCATTATAGTAAAAAGTATCTGATGTTTTATATACCTGAAGTTTTACTTCAATTTCTGCATCATCTGCATCATCACCTTTAGCTCGAAGTCTTAATTTTAAAACTTCACCACCAGCAATTGGAAGAGAATCTTGCAATGATATTGCATCGACCAATAAAACGGAACACGATATTGCTGGAGAAAAAATATCCTCATAATAACTCAATTCTGCGATTATATTGGAAATATTTTCAGTTTGAGATCCGTCAGTATTCGTTAATGTAAGTTCAGGAAAATCTACTAATCCTGGTGTATATAAATTCGCCATTATTATTTAAATATTCTTCTATGACTATCAACAACAAGTCCTACGAATCTTTCGTCCAAAATTTTAATATTGCGACGAGTTTCATTTAACTCATTTTCATAAGTGTAAGTGTCTACGACTCTAGAATTAGAAACATCTCCTGCATAAGTTGTGTAATCCACAACTACAGTTCTTTTTGGAATAATTGTTCCGTCTATATTATACGTTATATTCTGAATAGTTTTTTCATAATGGTGAGTAGTAGATTGAGCTGCTGAAACACTACCGTATTTTTGCCTGATATAATTCGAAAAATTTTCATAAGAAAGAGGCCACTTGAAATATGGATCATGAATCTCATTGGTTAATAAAACCAACCAATCTAGTGTCTGGTCTTCATAATACTTATCTGCGATAATATCTGGACGATCTCCATCCTTTATTTCATAGTCGAAATATATTGCCGCGTTGTTTTTAAGAATAGTATTCAGCGTGAATCTTCTTGTGATATCTGTGACTACCATTTCCGAAGTTATACCCGGAATTTTATATAAGATAGAAGGAAATGGTTTGAAATAATGTGCCATTAATATGGACTCGTAATAACTTCTTTTGTAATAATTTCGATTTCTTGAAATTCTAAGCCCATTACAACTTCCATCGGAGCTGGATCGCCTGCGCCAGATCTAGCGTATGCTGGATAATTTGAAGGTTGATAATTTACTGTAATTCCTTTCAAAACGCAAGGTCTATAATCGCTTACAGTATATGCTTTATGAGAAAGTTCTATATTAAAAAAGTCTGGCGTTTCAAAGAAGTGATTACCTGTCCCTATAGTGAGTCCCCCAACGACTCCGTTACCTGCATAGCCTGGATGCATATGATATTTAAATATGTGTATAATTTGACGTATTGCATCACTTTCCGTCGCAGTTATTGGAGACAATCTAAAATTGAAACTGTGTGATCTAAAATCTGTTCCTTCGAAAAGTACTGCTTTATGTGGATTTCTAGCTACACCAAATGCATTTAATCCTGCCTTGACCGCAGCGCCTCCCACTGCTTCGGCACCCTGTGCGATCGTATTTAATACAGCACCACCTACACCACTTACCACGTCCGCAAACTTCTGCCCCGCAGTAACTTTTTCAACAGCTTCCTTCATCTTACCCGCGCCCTCCTTTGCTGAATCCACAATCCCAGATAAAGAAGCACCGGCTTTTTCCGTAGCCTTAAGAGCTTCGGCCACGATTCCACCGAGATCAGGAGATGCGTATCCCGCGTTATAACTGACCTGCAATTCTTGGGTCATAGGAAGAACTATTTTAGCGATAGGTACTTTTTTATCGTGCGCGTCGCGAGATTCTCTTTTCAATTTAAAGATCCTAAAAGTAATGTTGTGCGTAAGATAAGTGGCATCTTCCGGAAATGTTAAGTTATTACTACCTCTAGTTTTATTTAATTTCGCAAGTGGTCCTTTTATATTCTTAGCCGCAAATCCACCAACCATTCCTAGAGCTACTCCTCCTACAACGGCACCAACCTTAGATAAAATAGACATTCTTATTTTTCCTTATAGAATATCATCTATTTATAGCTATAAATAGATGATGCCAACACGAAAGGGATTATATAAACCACAATTTCCTCAAAAATATAAAGGAAATCCATGCAATATTATATTCCGTTCATCTTGGGAATACAAACTCATGAAGTATTTCGATCTGAATGCTAACATAGTAGAGTGGCAATCTGAAGAATTGTGGATACCATATCGCTCTCCAATAGACGGTAAAGTTCATAGATATTTTCCAGACTTTTTGATACGTGTTGTGGATAAGAATGGAAATAAAACGACAAAAGTTATAGAAATAAAGCCCAAAAAACAAACATTACCTCCAACTCAGAAAACGAAAAGTTCCAAGCCTACGAAAAGATATGTGACAGAGGTCATGACCTACGGAATAAATACATCGAAATGGAAAGCTGCTAAAGAATATTGCGGCGATAGAAAATGGGAATTTTTAATATTTACTGAAAAAGAATTAGGATTAGTATAAAAATGGCTGAATTTGAAAAAACTCTTTCGGCATCAAATCCCACCAAATTGGACGAAGCATCCAATTGGCTTAAAACGGTGGCATCTAAAACAACTATACCTCCGCAAAGATTGATAAATGCGGATCGAACAAGACTCACAAATATTCCGCTAGTTGGGAGAATGTATCTTTTCAATTACGATCCGAAGTATAAAAAAGAGCTCCCATATTACGATAGATTTCCTCTAATATTTCCATTTCTTCCTGCGAAAACAAGTGGAACTGCTGGATCTGGTCCTGGGTTTTATGGAATAAATCTACATTATCTCCCACCAATGCTTAGAGCAAAATTGATGGATGCATTATTTTCTACAATAACGAATAATAAAATGGATGAAACAACAAGATTGAAGATATCGTATAATATTTTAAGTCAATCTTCGAAAATGAAATACTTTAAACCGTGTGTGAAGCATTATCTGCTCGGACATATGCGTTCTAAATTTTTCATGATTAACGCGAATGAATGGAAAACTGCTTTGATACTTCCGCTTCAGAGATTTACCAAAGCTCCCGAATCTAAAATTTATAGCGAAAGCATAGCAAGGATCTAATATGCCATTTGGAGTAAATGAATTTTCCGCTGAAATTGCAAAAAGCGGCGTTGCTAGAACATCAAACTTTCTTGTGGAGATAGGTGCTCCTGAAGGTCTATTAATAGATACTAAATCGATGCCATTGCGAATCGAACAAGTTAGTATACCTTCTAGAACTCTAACTACATTTGCTCAAAACTATTATGGTCCCCCTAGAGAAATTCCATATAGATATACTTCAGCACCAGTATCATTAACGATATTATTAAGCGAGGACATGCGCGAGCGCGAGTTTTTTATGCAATGGCAGGATTTATTTGTTGGCAGACGTCGTAGGCCGGAAAGCCTTTCAACCGGAGTATATGATTGCGGTTATTTTAAAGAATCTGTTGGTTCTGTTACGATTAAACAATATGGAGAATCTCCATCTTCGCAGGGGAGAAATCGGAGCTCGTCTCTTCTCGGCGATATAAAGGATGCTGCCGAAGCGTTTGGCGTTAATACGTCTGCGATACTAAATCCTCTCGGAATTGATATTTTTGGAACCTCAGGCAAAGATAATTTAAATTTAAAAAATATTTATACAATAAAATTAATTGAAGCGTATCCAATAACTGTTAATGAAATTCAAATGAATTGGAATGATGATGCATTTGCAAAATTACAAGTAGAAATGAGATATACATATGTAACGGAAGATCATCCAATGAGTGATATAGCTGGAGCTATAGGAAAGTCGTTCTTGAGACAAGGAATAGAAGCATTTCAAAAATTCTCACCCATATTTTCTCTTGTTAAATCACAGGGTATTGGGGGTGCGATAAGAAGCACGATATCATCAACGGGCCAAAATGTTGTAAACTCGGGAAAAGCTTTAAGAAACATTTTACCATTTTAATTGTGGAGGTAGTATATGGCTTTACCAAAAATTGCATCACCAAAATTTTTTGCAACAGTACCATCAACAAAGAAAAAAATATCGTTTAGACCATTCATTGTAAAGGAAGAAAAAGTTTTGCTTCTTGCTTCTGAAAGCAATGATGAAGAACAGATGATTGTAACTATTCGAGACATTTTGAATTCGTGTGTTCTAGAAGATGGATTCGATGCGAGTGTGATTCCGTATTTTGATTTTGAGTATTTATTTTTGAACGTTCGGGCGAAATCGATAGGAGAAAAAATACAATTAGAATATCGTCATCGTGGCGGAGTTAATTACAAAGACGAAAAGTGTGATGTTGTGACTCCAGTTGAAATAGATGTCGAATCTATTCAAGTAAAGACTGAAAATACTCATACGAGCAAGATTATGATTACCAATACTCTTGGTGTTCAAATGAGATATCCTACGATTGAGGATATGAAAAAACTCACTAAAACTAAAGACGATTTAACTCTAGTCGCTAATTGTATTGATTTTGCTTTTGATGGCGATAAGATACATGAAACTGATGGAGAGAAAGATTCTATAGAATTTTTAGAATCTTTAAGTTCTAAACAATTTGAAAAAATTATGGAATTTTTTAACACTATGCCTAAACTGAAACATGAGATTTCGTATAAGTGTAAAGGTTGTGGACAAGATGATAATGTCACTTTAGAAGGAATCGCTGATTTTTTTTAATATGCCTCTCTCATAATAATCTCAAGAATTATTACACTACAAATTTCTCTTTGATGCAGTTTCACAAATATAGTCTCAGAGAAATTGAAGAAATGATTCCATGGGAAAGAGATATCTATATCAAGTTGTTACTTGATCATCTCGAAAAAGAAAAGGAGGCTGCAGAGAAAAGATAACTATCATGGAAATTCCAAAAATCGGAACAGGGTTTAAAGCATTAATGGTCGCCGGCGTCCTACAGGATGAGGGCGCAATGGGCGCAGCTACAGCTGTTTTGGCTGCAGGTATTGGTAAAAAGATTTTTGGTGGTCTTTTCAAAAAGAAACAGGAAGACACATTAGAAAGAAAATTTGAAAAAGTATTGGATGAAAGAAAACGCCTATTCGAAAAAAACTTACCAGAATCTTCTATATTAGGAAAAACAAAACTCGTC